GAAACCGAGCCGCATACTTATACAGAAAAAACAATAGTAGTTGACAATGTAAATAGATAATGTAATATCCTATATATAAACAGAAAGGAAATATATGGCACTAGAAATAAGAAAAGAAGATATACGAGAGTCGGTTAATACAACACCTGATCAATTCAAAGTGATTGATGATGTTAAAGATGAGCCTACATTAAAAGAGGCTCAAGACTTTGTTGGTGGTTATGTTGAAGGAATACAATTCCCTAACGGGGATTATATGATCATCAATGAGGAAGGTAAGTTGATTAATCTTCCTTTGAATGTTGAGGCAACTGCGTTGTGGCGAGCAACATTCACTAAAGATAAATACATAACAGGTTATGATGATTATGTATGTGGTCCAGTTATTTATATTAAGAAGAAAGCATTGAAACGTTGGGCAGCATAGCCCACATGTGCGGCGCCCTGCGGGCGCCGCGCTTCGCGCCCTCGGCGCTGCGCGCCTCGGGGCGGGCGGCAATAGAGGTACCAAGCCCGATCCAAAATCAAAAAGTTTTTAATAGATTAATTTAATATTAAATAAATATGGGTCCCAAAGCTTACCCTTTATGGCTTGATTTACACTTAAATAGACTATAAATACTTTTAAGGTTCCAAAATTAATCCTAAAAAATTTTGCAAAAAAATTTTTCGAAATGAAAATAGATTTAGATAAAATAAAGAAATTGCCCCCTGATGTAAGGAAGGAGTTTATGACGACCCTTCTGAAATACTCAGAAAAGAAAAAAGAAGATAAAATCAATTCTGATTTTATGGCTTTTGTAAAACACGTTTGGCCTGATTTCGTAGAAGGCGCACATCACAAAATTATAGCAGATAAATTTAATAAGCTGGCTGAAGGTAAAATTAAAAGATTAATTATCAATATGCCGCCTAGACATACTAAGTCTGAGTTCGCTAGCTACTTGCTGCCCGCTTGGATGGTAGGTAGAAACCCGAAACTCAAGATCATTCAATCTACTCACACCACGGAACTAGCAGTTAGATTTGGTCGTAAAGCAAAAACATTAATGGACTCTGAAGAGTACAAACAAGTATTTCAAACTAGACTAAGAGAAGATTCTCAAGCTGCTGGTAAATGGGAAACACAACAAGGTGGTGAATACTATGCTGCAGGTGTAGGCTCCGCGATTACAGGACGGGGTGCTAATCTTCTAATTATCGACGACCCGCATTCAGAACAAGATGCATTGAACATGCAAGCACTAGAGAGAGCTTACGAATGGTATACATCAGGACCTCGTCAGCGTTTGCAGCCAGGTGGAGCAATCGTACTTGTAATGACAAGATGGAATACTAAGGACTTGACTGGAGCACTGTTAAACGCGCAGCGAGAAGCTAAAGCTGATCAATGGGAGCTCATAGAATTCCCTGCCATACTTCCATCAGGCAAACCTGTTTGGCCAGAGTATTGGAAGCTAGAAGAATTAGAAGCTGTAAAAGCTTCTGCTGGAATTCAAAAATGGAATGCGCAGTATATGCAAAACCCAACTTCAGAAGAAGGTGCCATCATCAAACGAGAGTGGTGGAATGATTGGGAACACGATTACATTCCTTCTTTGCATCACGTCATACAATCTTACGATACGGCTTTTATGAAAAAGGAAACAGCAGACTTTTCGGCCATTACCACTTGGGGTGTGTTTTATAAGAATGAAGATTCAGGTCCACAGTTAATATTATTAGATGCTGTTAAGGAAAGATTAGAATTTCCAGAACTAAGAAGAACAGCATTAGAGCAGTATAATTACTGGAAACCAGAGAGTGTAATTATTGAATCTAAGGCATCTGGACTACCTTTAACCTATGAATTACGTAAGATGGGTATCCCAGTTTTAAACTTTACACCGTCAAAAGGAAATGATAAACATACAAGAGTAAACAGTGTAGCACCACTATTTGAAAGTGGCTGCATATGGGCGCCCAAAAATAAAGATTTCGCACAAGAAGTAATTGAAGAGTGCGCAGCCTTTCCATATGGAGATCACGATGACTTGGTGGATTCTATGACGCAAGCTGTTATGAGATTTAGGCAAGGAGGCTTCTTGGAACATCCTGAAGATTTCAAAGAAGAGGTATTGCCACAACAACAAAGGACGTATTATTAGTTATGTACTGGACATTATTTAGACAATTTATCAAAAAATATGGCAGACCGCCTTATGGTGAAGAAATCGCAAGACTTAAAACTCAAGCAAAAGAAATAGAAGGTAAAAGTAAGATAGTTGATATCACAGATAGAATAGGACCTGATGCTCCTTATTCTAAAAAAAATCCTCAAGGTTGGATGCCAACAGCTGAAGAAGAATCTGGTATTATGAGTAGACTAAAAGGTAAGATAGATGATTTAAAAGAACAAGCATCTAAATACAAAGATATGTCTGTTGGAGATTTTATGTCAGATTATTTTGGTATGAGTAAAAAAGCTGAAACAGAAGCAGAGATGATTGCAAGAATGAATAAACAAAACAAAGATGCTGTTAAAAGATTAAAAGAGAAAAAAATAAGATCAGCAGAAGAGATTATGGATGATGGTGATTTTGATCCATCAGGTATGAAAGATGGAGGAAGAATTGGTTACGCGTTTGGTCGTGGTCTAAGATTAGCTAACCTTTTAAAAAAAGAAGGTGTTAGTCTTAAAGACGCTATTCAAGAATCCATTGATGATTTCATTCAATATTCTGGTGATCTTAAATATGATGCTGATGCAGTTTTAGATGATGTGTTTGAGAGATTAAGCATTGATAGAGATTCTATAGATCAATACGATGTTATTGATGCTTACGGAAAAGTTTATGATAATCTTTCTATGAACAAAATGGAATCTATGTATGAAAAAGCTGCGGATGAAGCGTTAGAAGGTTTAGGAACAAAAAGAAATAAAAATGCTGGTGGTGGATTAAATTATTTAATGGGGTTCTAAATGAAAGACTTCGGCAGTCCAGAAACATGGAACATGAAAGTTGATGAATTCCTTGAAAAAAAATCACAAGCAAACTTAATAGAAGATTTAGCACCTGGTCCATTACGTGATCAGTATTTAAATGATTTCGATCCAACACAAGAAACTTACGAAGAGTATAAAAGAAGAAAATCTATTCCAATGGAAGATAGACCATTTAATATGGCTGAAGGTGGTCGTATGGGATATGGTAAGGGAGCTTTGGTTACTACGGTAAAAGATCTTTTAAGTAAAATACAACCGTACAAAGGTTCAACTAAAATAGGTGAGTCTACAAAAAAAATAAATAGAGAACCCGAAAAAGCTTTTATGAAAGCTTTTTTAGATTTTGCAAATGAAAAATTTAAAGGAAATTTTTCTGCAGCTGCTAATGCCATAGGTGAAAGCAGAGAAAAAATAAAAGGTATTTTTGATAGAGTTAGATTATCTGAAACAGGTACACGTGCGGGTGCTGATGTTGGAAGAAAAGCAAGAGTCTTAGAAATAGGTGAAGATTTTATACCTTATTCTGAAACAACAACTAAAGTAAATTACGATAAAAATTATTTAAAAAATTTAATTTCTGATGTCAAATCTGATTACTATACAGCAGATCAAATTGCTAAAATATTTAAGATAGGTATACCTGGTGGAACTCCTCAACAACAAAAACAGCAAATAGATGCACTTACTCAATTAATGAAAAAATTAGAAGTTAAGAATAAAGCACTAGATGCTAATGTAGGAGGAATGAAGTCTTATAATTTAAAAGATGCAGCTAAAAAGATTACAGATAAATATTATGATCAAAAACAAGTATTTGGAGCTGGAACTGCTCAAGCTGAAAGAACAGCCGCAGAAAAAGCACTTGATGAAGATCTATATGGAAAAGTATTACCTAACATAAAAAGTCGATTAAGAAATGTTAGTAAAGAAGAAGATATTTATTCTTCTTTTAAAACGGAAGGTGGTCAAGCGATTCCTGATGTAGGTCATCCTATTTCTATAAAAGAAACAAATAAATTTCCTAAATTATTTAAAGATTCAAACGTTAATAAAATTAATACTTTAACTTTTCAAGATCCTTATATTAATCAAACTATTTTATTGAAAGAAGGTTATGAAGGAGCACACAATAAATTGTTTAAAGAATTAAATAAATTTGTTGATAAAGAACTTACTTATAATGACATTAAAAAAATTAAAGAAATTAAAAAAGAAATGAATGCTTTGCACGATGACGCTGTTAAAAAAGTTTCTAACTTAGCAAAAGAAAATCCTTTCTATAAAGGTCAAGAAAAAAATATACCAAGATTAGATATTAAAGTTCCAACTGTAGGTGAATCTTTTAAATCAAAAGATATTTACGTTAATATGAACAAAGTAAATCCAGCATCTAAAGTTGGTTACATAGATCAAATAAATCCAAATGCTAAAAAACTTTCTGATTTAACAGATGAACAAAAATTACAATATGAAGCAAATATTGCTGATCAATACAAAAATAATGTAGCTAATTATTATAGACAAATGAAATATCCTGAAGAACAAATAGAAGAATTAGTAGATGCTATTGAGATGGGTACTGATTCTACAAAAGCAGTTGTACCACAAGGTTTTGAAAAAGGTGGTTCTGCTAAACCTAAAGGTAAATTTGGTAAAGCTGCATCTGCCATTGCAAAAGGTGCAGGTAGATCTTTTGGAGTATATTTTTCTCCGTCTTATGTATTAGGTGATTACGCTTTTCAAGCAGCTAAAGGAAATTTAGATTTAAATGATCCAGAGAAAAGAATTGTTTTAGGATTAGAAGCAGCTTTTGCTCCTGAATTAGTTAAAGGAACTATTTATGCTACTAAAGGAATGAAGGACAGAGCTAAACAAAAATTAGTACAAAGAGTTTTAAATTTAGGGTTACCTACAATCAAAGCTTTAAAATATGCAAGAGCAATTTCACCAATAGGTACAGCTTCTTTGTTAGGTGAAGCTGCTTACTATGGATATAAAAATTTAAAAGAAGAAGCTAAGAGAAGAGAAGATCTTGGCGAAGAAGGAAGACTATTAGAAGATGCACAACAAACTTCTGAAGATGTGTATGGTGTTGGTGCAGCACAAGGTGGATTAATTCGTAAAAGTTTTAAAAATGGTGGACCAGAAGATCCTTCAAAAAGAAAATTTATGAAAGTAGGTTTAGGACTAGCTTCTCTACTTCCATTTGGTATTGGTAAGGCATTACAAAAACCTGCTGTTAAAGAAGGTATTATGAAAGTAGCTCCTGCGGCTGAACAAGGTTGGTCTTGGGTCAAAGATAATTTTTGGACAATTTATAATACAGTTAGTAAAAAAGCTAAAGACGTCACTAAATTAAGAGATGGAGATTTAAAAAAATATCAAGATGTAGAAGTCATTGACGGACCTGAATCAGTTAGAGTCAGATATAAAACAGATAATGGTAATACTGCAGAAACAGTTTACACTAAACCTTACAAAGAAGTAAATCCAGAAACAGGAGAAATTATTGATGTACCTGGCGAGTTCCAAGAATATCAAGATGTTTATAGACTAGGTGATGGAGAAGTTTATAAAGATTTTGAAGAAGAAATCATTGATTCAGTAGATAATGTTAAGAAAATATTTAAAGAAGACTAAACTAACTACAACAATACCTCCTAAATCAGGTCCTCTACCACAAGGCTTGAATATTAAGTATAATAATGATACATCTGACAAATTGGAGAAAATAAATGGCAGACATAGACAAGTCTTTACCGAACGTAGAGCAAACAATAAACGTTCCAGCACCTGAAGAAATAGAACAAGCGCAACTTGAAGAACAAGAGCAAATTGCTGAAGCTGGTCAGCCTGTTGAATTTACACAAAACGAAGATGGATCTGTAGATATTAATTATGATCCCGCAATTGCTTCTGTTGAAGGTGCAGAAAACCATTACGCAAATTTAGCTGAACATTTACCAGAAGATATTTTAGGTGAGCTTGGCTCAGAACTTTTTGAAAATTATCAAGACTATAAAAATTCTAGAAAAGAATGGGAAAGAACTTACAGAGAAGGTTTAGATCTTTTAGGATTTAAATATGATCAAAGAACAGAACCATTCCAAGGAGCATCTGGTGCAACACACCCTGTGTTAGCAGAAGCTGTAACTCAGTTTCAAGCATTAGCTTACAAAGAATTATTACCAGCAGAAGGACCAGTAAGAACACAAATCTTAGGTCTATCTACTCCAGAAAAAGAACAACAATCTTTAAGAGTAAAAGATTTTATGAATTATCAAATTATGGATCAGATGAAAGAATATGAACCAGAGTTTGATCAAATGTTATTTTATTTACCTTTAGCAGGTTCATCATTTAAAAAAGTTTACTATGATGAAATATTAGGACGAGCTGTTTCTAAGTTTGTCCCTGCGGAAGACTTAATTGTTCCGTATTCAGCTACCTCATTAGATGATGCGGAATCAATTATTCACGTTGTAAAAATTTCTGAAAATGAAATGCGTAAACAACAAGTTGCTGGTTTCTATAGAGATATAGAATTAAAACCAGGCGACGCACAAGAGTCAGAAGTAACACAAAAGGAAAGAGAACTTGAAGGACAGACTAAATCAAGAAACGAAGATATTTTTAATTTATTAGAATGTCACGTTAATTTAGATTTAGAAGGTTTTGAAGATATGGGTCAAGACGGCGAGCCAACAGGTATTAAACTTCCTTACATTGTAACAATTGAAGAAAACTCTAGAGAGATTCTTTCTATTAGAAGAAACTATGAAGTAGGTGACCCTAAAAAAACTAAAATACAATATTTTGTACATTTTAAATTTTTACCAGGTTTAGGATTTTATGGTTTCGGTCTAATCCACATGATAGGTGGACTGTCAAGAACAGCGACCGCTGCTTTAAGACAGCTCTTAGATGCGGGAACGTTATCTAATCTGCCAGCAGGTTTTAAACAAAGAGGAATAAGAATCAGAGACGATGCACAATCTATTCAACCTGGAGAATTTAGAGATGTAGACGCACCAGGAGGAAATATTAGAGATGCATTTATGATGCTTCCATTTAAGGAGCCGTCTCAAACCCTATTAGCACTTATGGGCGTCGTGGTACAAGCTGGTCAGCGTTTCGCATCTATAGCTGATCTTCAAGTAGGAGAGGGTAATCAACAAGCGGCAGTGGGCACGACCGTTGCGCTTTTAGAAAGAGGATCGAGAACAATGTCTGCGATTCACAAAAGAATTTATGCAGCACTACGATCTGAGTTTAAATTACTAGCAAGAGTTTTTAAGTTATATCTACCTCAAGAATATCCATACGATGTTGTTGGTGGTCAAAAGACTATCAAGCAATCGGATTTTGATGATAGGGTTGATATACTGCCAGTTGCTGATCCCAATATTTTCTCACAGACACAGCGTATTTCCCTTGCGCAAACGGAAATGCAATTGGCAGCCTCAAATCCTGCCATCCATAATCAGTATGAAGTTTACAGAAATATGTATGAAGCATTAGGTGTAAAAGACATAGATAAAATTTTAATTCGACCACAACCACCTCAACCAAAGGACCCAGCGTTAGAACACATTGATGCTCTCGCTGGGAAACCGTTCCAAGCATTTCCTGGTCAAGATCACAGAGCACACATTACAGCGCATTTAAATTTTATGGCTACTAATATGGCAAGAAATGCTCCTGTGGTTATGGCTTCATTAGAAAAAAATTGTTTTGAACACATTTCATTAATGGCTCAAGAACAAGTTGAGATTGAATTTAGAAATGAGATGCAACAAGTAGCTGCTATTCAACAAAACCCACAAGCGATGCAAGATCCTAATGTTCAAATGCAAATTAAAATGATTTCTGAAAAGATTGAAGCAAGAAAAGCACAGTTGATTGCTGATATGATGGAAGAATTTATGAACGAAGAGAAAAAAATAACTTCTCAATTTGATAATGATCCTATTGCTAAACTTAGAGCAAGAGAATTAGACCTTCAAGCACAAGAAAATGATAGAAAACGTAAAGCTGATCAAGATAGAAGTAACTTAGATCGAATGAGAGCAATGATGAATCAATCAACTACACAACAAAAGTTAAATCAAAACGAAGAATTGGCTAGATTAAGAGCTGATACGTCGATAGAAAAGACAATTTTATCGGCGCAACTTAAAAAGGATAGATAAATGTCGACAAAAGCACAGAAAAAAGTTAAAAAAGTAATGAAAGAGTTCAAAAAAGGTGAACTCAACATTGGGAAAAGTAGTAAAAAAGTAAAAAGTCGTAAACAAGCGATTGCAATTGCTCTTTCTCAAGCAGGTAAAAGCAAAAAAAGAGGCTAATATGAAAAAAAACAAAAAACAAATGTCAGGAACTTATTCTTGTGAGAAAATCAAAGAAGTTAAGATGACAAAACCAAATGAATCTCAAAAAGACATGGTTCAAGGTCAAGGAAAAGTTCTAGCAGAGAAAAAAAGATCAGCAACTTGGTACTAATATGTTTCCGTGGGGACTTTTAGGCCAAGGTTTTAAGGCTGGACTAGAGATTTACAAAAATAAAAAAGCAGCTGATGTTGCAATGTCAGAGGCTAAACTCCTGCATATAGAAAAAATGAAGCGGGGAGAAATAGAATTTTCTGGAAAAATTACAGATGCCCAGAAAGGCGACTGGAAGGACGAATTTGTACTTTTAGTTTTGTCAAGTCCTCTGTTTTTGCTTGCATATTCTGTTTTTGCAGAAGATGAAAAGATGCAAGAGAAGATTGACTTGTATTTTCAAAAATTGCAAGAGATGCCCTGGTGGATTGTCGGATTATGGGCGTCAGTAGTCGCTGCAATTTACGGACTTAAGGCTACAGACATTATGAACATGAACAAAAAATAAGGAGAATGAAATGAAAAAGAAAAAAATACCTGCTGGTAAAAAAGGAAAAGGAATCAGAATGCTAAAAAAGAAAGCACCTGAAGTAGCAAAAAGAATGGGATATAAATATGGGAGTAAAAAATAATGCCTTCTAAAAAACCTGGCTTATGGGCCAACATTAACAGAAGAAAAAAATTAGGTATATCGAGACCTAAGTCTAAATCAACAATATCAAAGAAAGCTTATGCTAATATGAAAGCTGGCTTTCCTAAGAAAAAGAAAAAATAATATGGCCAAAGGTGTAAAACATTATTTTAAAAGTGGAAAAGAATACAAAGGAGCCACACATAAGGATGCCAAAGGTAGACTTATGTCTGGTAAAAAACACACAGCATCAAGTAAATATTTAGTTCATAAAAAACAACTAAAGAAGAAAAAATGATAGCAAAAAAAGGATATGGCAGAGCATTTCTGCAACGTGGAACACCTAAAATCTTTGATCAGTTAGAGATGAAGGTTCCTTATCCTAGAGGACAAGAAGTCCCAAGAACGGGGCTTAGATCAGGAAGTAAGTCTCCTGCGTGGCAAAGAAAAGAAGGTAAATCTAAATCAGGTGGATTAAATAGAAAAGGTATTGCATCTTACAGAAGAGCAAATCCTGGTTCTAAATTATCTATGGCTGTAACCACAAAACCTTCAAAACTAAAGAAAGGTAGCAAGGCTGCAAACAGAAGAAAATCATTTTGTGCCAGAATGTCTGGAATGAAAAAAAGATTAACTTCTGCTAAAACAGCAAGAGATCCTAACTCAAGAATCAATAAATCCTTGAGAAAATGGAACTGCTAAAACAATAGATGGATGATTTAATCCTAATACAAAAGATACAAAAAATGTTAAAAGAAAGTTACCAAAATGTTGGTGACGCCATGATTGCTGGAGGAGTTGACAACATGGAAAAATACAAGTATATGTTAGGTCAGGCACATGCCTACCAATATATTTCACAGGAAATCTCTAACCTGCTAAACAAGAAGGAGCAAAAAGAAGATGAACAATTCAGAGACCTCACAAACGTTGTCGAATTCGGACAACGAGATCCCGAAGCTTAAAAACGCTTTAGAGGAAAAATACAAATCAACAGAAACAAAAAGATTAGATCCAGAAAATATTCAAGGAGTCGTCGATGACTTACCTGAACCATCTGGTTGGAGACTTTTAGTTTTACCTTTTACACCAAAAGAAAAAACTAAAGGTGGATTAATTATTGCCCAAGAATCTTTAGACAAAGCAAGAATCGCAACTAACTGCGGTTATGTTTTAAAGATGGGCCCACTTGCATATATGGACAAAGATAAATTTGAAACTGGTCCTTGGTGCAAAAAAGGAGATTGGGTGATCTTTGCAAGATATGCAGGATCACGATTACCAATAGAAGGCGGAGAAATCCGTATTTTAAACGACGACGAAGTTTTAGGAACTATAAAAGATCCTGAAGCTGTGTTGCATTACATTTAACATAGGAGGAGACTATGCAAGAACAAGAAACACAAAATATGGTTGACATCGATACTACAGGTCCTGGTGCTGATATTGAGTTAGAAGATCAGAAACCTGAGAACGAAGTTGAAACTAAAGAAGACCCTAGCTCCGCGCCACAAGATTCTACTGACGAGACTGTAGAAGCGAGCGACGAGAAGCAAGAGACTAAACAGGAAGAAAAACCTGAACAGAAGAAAGAAGAATTAGAACAGTACAGTGAATCTGTACAAAGAAGAATTGCTAAACTAACTAAAAAATGGAGAGAAGCAGAACGTCAAAAAGACGAAGCAATAACTTTTGCTCAAATCCAAAAAGAACAAAGAGAAAAGTTAGAAAAAAAATATTCTTCAGTAGAACAAGCTGGTGTTAAAGACAGAGAAGAGCGAATAAAATCAGGTATGCAAGCAGCAGCCGCTAAACTAGCAGCAGCTAGAGAAGCGCAAGATTTTGCAGCTGAAATTGAAGCTCAAAAAGAAATAGCAAAACTAGGATATGAAGAAGCTAGACTTATAGAAGCCAAAGCAATGGCTGAAGAAGCAGTTAAATCTGCTCCAAGAGAGCAAGAAACGCCTAGAATCACGCCACAACGAACTGAAATGACAGATCCTAAAGCAGAGTCTTGGGGAGCTAAAAACAGATGGTTTGGCACTGATACTGCTATGACTTATACGGCTTTTGACATACATAAAAAGCTAACTGAGGAAGAAGGATATGATCCTTCAAGCGACGAATATTATGCAGAAGTTGATAAAAGAATAAGACTTGAATTTCCGCACAAATTTGATACAAGTTCAACTAAGGTTGAAAATAATACGACCAAACCGACACAAATAGTAGCTTCAGCGAAGCGAAGTGTAAAACCTGGTCGCAAAACCGTGAGACTCACCCCTTCTCAGGTTGCAATCGCTAAAAAATTAGGAGTGCCATTGGAAGAATATGCGAAACAATTAAAAATCACGAAGGAGGTATAAGCATATGGAAAATAAAACAGATAACAAAACTTCTCGTGCGAGTCAGTCAAGGGAAAAAAACAAAAGACCTACGACTTGGACTCCACCATCATCTTTAGATGCACCACCTGCGCCTGACGGATTCAGACACAGATGGATAAGAACTGAGGTATTAGGTTTTGACGATACAAAAAACATGTCAGGTAAATTTAGATCTGGCTGGGAACTCGTTAGAGCAGATGAATATCCAGACCATTCTTACCCTCAAGTGGCCGAAGGCAAGTACGCAGGAGTAATCGGAGTTGGCGGCCTTGTGCTGGCAAGGATACCAGAGGAGATCGCAAAAGCTCGACAAGCTTATTTTGCACAGCAAACTAAGGATCGAGATGATGCAGTTAACAACGATCTTATGAAGGAGCAGCATCCAAGTATGCCTATCAATAATGAGAGGCAGACTCGTGTAACTTTCGGTGGTACAAAGAAAAGTTAATTTTTTAACGATTCTCGGGTTAATCCCTACCATTGAATTAACATTAACCGTAAAACTATTTAATTAGTTTTACAAAAGGAGAAAAAATATGGCTAATAAAGACGCTGCTTTCGGATTGAAAGCAATCGGTAAAGTTGGTCAGAATAAAGACAATCAAGGTCTAAGTGAATATAGTATTGCAGCTTCTGCAACAGCTATATATCAAAACGATCCAGTGCAAATGTTAGCAACTGGAACTATTGGTGTAGCTGCAGCGGGGGACGTTTTATTAGGCTCACTTAACGGTGTCTTTTATACTGACTCTTCGAGCTCAAAACCTACATGGGAAAATCATTTAGCTGCATCTAACGCTGCAACAGACATCGTTGGATTCATTTCTGATGACCCTTATGAAAGGTTTGAAGTTCAAAGTGCTGGTACAGTTGCCCAAACAAACATTGGTAATTGTGCTGACATAGTATACGCAGCTGGTAGTTCACCAAACTTTGTTTCAAAAGTTGAAATTTCTGGAACAATGGCAAACACTGCTGCTCAATTAAAAATAATCGGAGTTTCAAAAGATCCTGATAATAGTGACTTAAGTTCGGCTAATCCGAATGTAGTTGTTACTATCAACGAACACTTCTTGAAACAAACGGCAGGCATATAATAGGATAGGAGAATAATATTATGGCAATATCACGATCACAACTAGTTAAAGAACTAGAGCCAGGATTGAATGCACTATTCGGCCTGGAGTACAAAAGATACGAAAATCAGCATGCTGAGATTTTCGACAGCGAGAATTCAGACA